CTACCTCGTGCGCGGTAATTGCAACGTCCTACACGGGCCTCACTACGTGAGACCGTGTCGAAAACAACTAGTGCTTCCACGGACTTGCACCGCCCTTGTGCGTGCTCTTGGTATCACACTGCGGAGCAAAAACTCCACCGATAACGGCTACCCCAATGAAATAGAAGATATTCTAGGTTGGAGAGCAGTTGTGAACTCCTCTTGGCATTCTACCCAGTTTCCCAGGTGGGAGTCTCTAATACCTAAGAAGCGACTTGTGACGCATCTTCGTCACATTTCAGCTATGTACAATCTGTATGAACAGAAACGGATCCGCGTCCTCTTGAACCTGTTCTTGGGAACCTATTTTCTCGCGATTCGCAAGCGAGGGTTCACCCTTAAGAGATTTGGACGTTCATATGGATTTGTTCACCCTGGAGAGCGTGCGGCTGCCATGGCTCAATGGCGAATGCTTGAGTATTTACTCAAATTGGCTGCGCGCAGTGGATCACCCGGACTATGTAGCACCTACGAAGAGTGGGCCTTTCAGGCACTCCAACTCTTCGCAGGACAAATTCCCGTAGCTTATGGACACACTCCCGTCATTACCAACTTCTTCCGCGGTTCGTTGAAGAACGCGTTGAGTAATCGTGCAGTGCTGGTATTCGTCGGTCTCGGACGAGCCATACCAAAAGGTATGCGTCAAGTAACTTCAAAGGACGTTGAGTCCTATGAGACACGAATGACGACAGCCCCTAAGGATTGTAACAAAACAATTCTCAAGGCGCTGTATAACTTTATCCAGCGCACGACTCTTCGCGCAGCGAAATCGTACGAAAATGAACTGTACGAACCCGAAATGAAGGCTTCAACAGTTGGTACTGCCTGTCTCGAGAAAGCCAAAAAGGATGGAGGATCCTACGGTTACTTTAAGGACCTCACGGCTAAAAGACATATGGGTTATGGCGAACATCAAGGATCATGGGATGTTCGCTGGGCGAAAGTCGTAAAAGACGATCTAGCCCAGTGTCGTCATGCATGGATGACTGAACTTGGGACAATTTGTCCCTTTGGTCGAGTAGTCCGCCTACAAGAGGCCGGAAACAAACTACGAACCGCAACTATGCATAACGCGGCATTGGTCACATATTTAAGGACCATAAACCGGATCTTTATCACCATAGCCAAGTCAAAACCCGAGATTCGACGACCATTGAATGGAGAATCTGTGCAATCTATGTTCGGACATATCGTGCAAGATGCGCGATTGCACCTATTTAGTGCTGACTTATCCAAAGCCAGCGATTACATCCCATTCGAGGTCGCTCAGACAGTAATTGACGCCATTTGCGATGCCCTTGGATATACTCAAGCCACAAGACGCTTAATGAAAGAAGCGTCGGGCTCTTTTAACCTCTGGGACGGTGATAACAACTACGTCACCAAAAGAGGGTTATTAATGGGTCTGGGGCATACATGGCCTATATTGTCACTGTTGAACGCCTTTGCGGCAGAATATGGTAATCCCGAGAGTGGGCGCATAAACTACGTAATTATGGGCGATGATCTTCTAGGTCACTGGAGATTAAACCAGATAAAGCGATACAAGCGAAATTTAGCTAGCCTGCGGTTAAAAATAAACCTGAGGAAAACAATTACCTCAAAAACGGCAGGAGTTTTCGCAGAACAATACGTCAAACTTGTATGCACTGGTCATCACAATGAAATTCGCGACAATAGAAGATGGGGCTCTATCGGCTCCGCAAGTGATAGGTCGGACATTTCCGATCGTCAACCACGAACCTGGTTACAAAACCAACCACGTATTTACCTTTCGGTGGTCAGCCTCGCCAAGTCCTGCGATATTAATGGACGTCCCAAAGATCAAGATAAAGCAAAAGAAGAAACGATCTGTGACGCCATGGCGCTTGCGCATTATCAGACGACATCGGAGTGGCAACGCAAAAGACTTACCTGTGTCTTCTATGATCTTCACGGTAAAACCCTTATGAGGTTGAAGAAGACAGGTATGAGAGTCCATTGGCCTAAACACTTGCTTGGAGGTGGTGCCCTTCCGATAAGGCACCCCGGGGTGAAGTTCCGATTAGCTGCTAGTATGATCGCTTCGTGGGAACCGAAGCGCTTCGACTACCATGTTGAAGAAGTGGCCAATATCTGGCGCCGTACAAGGCACTCAAAGCCGGTCAACGTCCAACTAGCGTTGATGGCTGAGAAAGTTTTAAGCCTGCCAGATGCCAAACATACTGCAGCGCCTCGTCTTGAGGACGTGAAACGCGAAGTAACTGCTTTAACGTTGGTAAAAGCTCGTTTCAACGTCGCAATGGAAGAAGACGAAGCCTGGAACTTGAGAATGAAAACCGTTTCTGTAGATTTGAGGATCTATGCCAATGAGTTGGCAGTTTCCGCGATGAAATCTAGTCGTAAAGCAATGTCGCTAAGTAAAGCGGCTTTATACGCTAGACCACGTTTAGAATCACGTGTCAAAGGAAACGCTGCCCAAAGATTAATAGAGTCAATTCGACCCAGAGGCATCCCTCTTCAGGAAGTGGTACTCCACCATAAGGTGGATCTGGCAAAATCTCACTACATCCACACACAAACAAAAACTGCTCGCAGCTTAGAGCTGGAAAAATCGCTGTCTGGTGAGATAGCTATCAGTGCAGATAGTTCAGTCACAGTAGTGAGTTATTTGGACACTGCACAGTCCCCAGCATACAAAGGCTCGGTA